TAGTTAGTTACGCACGTACACAGGTGGAGCAGGAAAAAACGTGGTATAATGGTGGAATCAAGATGATAATCTTGCTTTTTAAAGATCACGTTAGCTTTTGTATCAGCAAGACGGTTCCAGCATTAAATCTAGACTTTGCACTAGATCAGGACTTACCTAGACTCTTGCCCAAAAGACTAACTGACGCTTATCCACCAGTGGAAGGACGTGCTGGAGCCAAAGTTTTTATTCCCGACTTCACTTATAGTGGTAACCTGTTAAAACACTATCCCCAATTACTCCCTTTAGTTAAGGCTATTCTTGCAAGTAATAATAAAGGGGCGTGGGGAGCTACAACGGTGCATGCTTTTATGTTGCTCATTACGATTACAGTATCGGGAGCCGATTTGGTTTTGTACTTCTCACAGCGAACGCCGTTGTTGCGTTTGGATGTTAACTCCCTGGCGAAGGAGTTAAAAAGGTTACAGGTGGAAGTGCGCCTGCGGTATCGTTTGCCTGGCTGTCTAATTCGTCATGGTTCGTTAAGACAAGCAAGAGAGTGGGCTAGGTCGGCTTACGGACTTGACACTATTATTGGTAGGTCGGACGACCTAAAATTAGATAGCATGGGTGAATATATTATGCGCTCCGCTGATCCCTTTATTAGAGGGAAGTTGATCTTACACCCGCCCACCGTGAGTACTCCTTTCACTCATTTAGCTTATGTTCAAGGGAGTGAGTATCATGAGTACCTGTCTAAGATAACCCGAGAGAGTTTCGAAGCACTTTTTAAGGAAGAGGTTTCAGGTTCTTCCTTCCAAAAATGGTTCTCACAGAGAATGTTCTGGGGTGCGTCTGGAGGGGCCCCCGGTGCTACAGTTACTTGGCAATCAAGCACAGACGGGGCTAAAGAGATTAGAGAGAAACTCCGATTGAACAAGCGGGGCGCACTACTTAGTATTCGAGAACGCGACATTCGGGCAATTCTTGACGACACTCGCCGAGGAGAGAGAACTCCTGTTCAGTTCTCTAAGGATGCACCTAAATTCGAGTCAGGTAAGAAAAGAGCTATTCTCAATACTAGTGTTGAACATTACGTAATCATGGCCTACATCGAAGATCTTTTCGATAAGAATGTCCGCGATGACACTTGGTATTCTACCAAACACAAGTTGTCTAATCGAGTGGCAAATTCCTTGAGAAGGTTAAATGATCTGAAGTTGCGTTGTGGACTAATGTGGGACTACTCGGACTTTAATATTAATCACACATTCGTTACAATGGCGCTGGGGATGTTTTACACCGGAGAGTGTATTCTCGGGCGTTTAAACGTACCTAAGAATTCAAAAACTTATGAAACGATCGAGCGAGATGTTCGAGATTGCCTCCGTTTTGTGATTAAAGCCCGGTTTAATACTTACTTACAGAATGACGAACTCGGCTTTTTAATCCAGGTGGTTCGTAGTTTGCAGAGTGGGCAACGTGATACTTCAAAAGTAAACACTACACGAAACGACGCAGTTACTCGCGAAGTGAGAGATACTAGTATGAGAATTCTAGGATATGATGTACTCTACCCAGTGGACGATAAGGCGGGCGATGACGAATTTGCCACAGTTAACTCTTTTGTCGATGCAACACTAGCCTGTTGTCTTTACAACCTGGTTGGTGCGGCGGGGCAAGTACACAAGATTAGCGTCACGGGGCTAACTACCAGTCAAAACGGCAACCGTGGGGCCCTAGGTGAGTTCTTGAGATTATCATATGATGGCGCATCCAATATAGTAGCTGGCTATCCAATCAGAGCAATGATGGGTTTTATTCACGGGGAGTTCTTCAGTGAATCTATTCCAGATCCACCCACGCG